TTCTTATTCTCGATAATGATGATTTCCGTATCTGCTGTTACACTCTTCACGGCAGTATCGATGAGGCCTTCCCTGCCACCCATAGAGTGGAAGAAGAATTCTTGGGGAGACAACCCGGAGATGAAAGAGTTCTCTACAAATCCACGGCTGTCTGGCCCATCATCATACTTCATATAATGAGGCAGTGTCCTATTGTCGAAACCATATGCAATACGCTTGCCATCTACATTCTGCTGTCCCACACATGCAATCATCTGAGCTACGTTAATCACACTACCCTTGGAACCAGACTTGATCATATTGATCATCCTATTCTCAATATCATTAATCTTGGACAAACCAAGCTTACCAGTCTGCTCACGGGCCTTATTGAGAATCTTGTTGATTTCAGACTCAAAGTAGTCATTGTTATTGTTGATAGATAAGTTTTCAAACTTATTCATATGGATATCTTTGATAATATCATACACTTGAACCTTCATATTATTAATTGTGCTCTTCAGGTTCTGTTGTGTACCCTCATCTACAATGAGATCTGAGATACCTACACTGAAACCTGAGTTGACGAGCCAGTTACATATGAGCTTTTGGGTATTATCAAAGAACATCCTTGTCTCTTTCTCATTGCAGTCATTGTAGATAGAGTGAATTAAGCCCTTGGTCCTATTTTGGTAAATCTTCTTATCAATCGTTCCTTGTTTGATCTCACCATTCTCAATAATCACAAAGTTATCCTTATCATCAATCTTCTCATCATAAGAGTTATTTGCTGATTTCAGGTTGACAGTGGAAGGAATGATTGACGAGAGAGCTTGCTTGCCAGACCATAACTTTACATCCCCATTTACGATAGCGGGCTTAGGGATATTACCATAAAACTTGGTATTGGTACTGAGAAGATTGAACAGTTGCTTCTCCGTGATATTCACATGTTTCTTGGTCAACCTATAGATACCCAAAGCAACATCTTGTACAACCGCCACGAGCGGCTTACACTCCTTGGGGGACATCACCTGGAATGGTACAGCAGCAATTGCGCGAAGCTCATGCTCTGTAACAATAGACTGTGGTACGTGCATATTCATCTCCGAATATACCTGATAGATTTCTCTATCAGATGGACTATACCTTAAGCCTTCATTGGAGTTTGCTAGACTCCTCAGACCCATAACCATCTAGTCTCTGAACCTCACCCGCAGCAAACCTACGGTTTTCCGCACCTTTCCCTTGTATAAAAGGGAAACCATACAGAAATGTATTATTTGCTGTTTCTGCCCATTGCATAATCCTCTTAATTAAAAGGATATAACGGGATTAGGGTTTTGGCTGCGGATTGCCCAATCCTTTGCGTTGTTACCATTGGGTACGGTCATTAACCGTGTTCCTCTTGAAGATTTCTCAAAAAGAGTGGTAGCAAAGGCTCTCAGGGTGTTCCCGCAATTTGGTCATGTCGCATAACTTGCAGCAGTTTTCAAAAATATATAGACTTGTTCTCTTAGTTCATCTAATGGAAGATGTTGTGCAACGAATATACTTTTAACATCATCAACTTTTACAATGAAGTATTTACCACCAAACCTTGGGTAATTACACTCATATATGTATTTATCCAGGTTATTGACGTCAATACTCTTGCCTTTGAATTTATCCAGCTTTTTATTATAATATTGCTCTTGGGACTTCAACATTAATTTCTTCTTTTGTTCAGGTAAGATTTCACATTGGCGACCTCCCTTGGTAAGATTATATCCATTTGGAAATACAGTATTATACCGTTCAATATTCTCTATCTCTGCATTGTTTTTCTCACTTGGTAAACAATATTCCAACAATTCAACTTCAAAAGCATCCTTTCCATACTTCCTTATTGAATTGTTGAGGTATGAACATTGTTTCTTTTTCGTGTTTTTCAATGCATCACTGATATGTTGTTTAAACCTTCCAACTTCCTCAAAAGGCCTGTATTTTCCATTGTTCATCTTATGGGACATCGTCTGACCAATATACATCTTACCTGTTTTTTTATTCGTTATCTTGTATATGATTCCCAATATATAATCAGATGTTTCAAGGGTTTTACCCAAGAAGTATGTTCTGTTGATGATTTCTTCTTCCATTTTATATTTATTGTTGAACAAGTCTTATATACTTTTCTTCTGCCATCAAATTACACTAGGTAGTTATATTTAAGGATAATATCATTATCCTTAAGCAAAGTTTACACTGTTTTCCCCACAAGTTAAACCTTGCAACCTTGTGAGCAGCTACCTGTTGAGGACAAGATGATTTACTTTTTATCCCCGTCAAAATCTGCGTTGAACGACACGCATACAAGAGGGTTCAACCTGAATGTGTTATATGGCATCACTTTGATACGATGGCCCATCATACTCATCTTGTGCAGACTGGGTTGCCTGTTGAAGAGCACATAATCACCATCAATCAAGTGACGATCCACCACATCTCCTTCCTCCAGGGCAATAGAGCTCCTGTCAATCTTCTTGAGCCACTTGGTCTGATTGCCCTTGGAAGGTTTCTTAATAAACTTCGCCCCTGGATACACATCTGGACCATTACGGACAAGTTGTGTGAGGCGCTCAATATTATATTGATTGACTATTTCTGGGAAAGTCAGGTTCATTGCAATCTTCACTGGAACACCGAGCTCATCAATACTGATATTAGGATCAGGAGTAATGACAGAGCGAGCGGAAAAGTCAACACGCTTCCCCATGAGATTACCTCTGATACGACCTTCCTTGCTCTTCAAGCGCTCTGATAAACTCTTCAAAAGTCTGCCTGTTCTCTGTTGAGCTGGATTGATCCCAGGAATGCTATTATCAATAAATGTTGCTACATGATACTGGAGGACTTGTGATGCAATATCAATTTGTTCTTTTGATACCCCTTTCTCAAGCTTGGCCTTGAGGGTATTATTATTCTTCACAATATCACAGAGCTTATGGGTCAGATCATCTTCACTACGTTGACCGGTATCAGAGCGCACAGAAGGACGAACAGCTGGAGGGGGTACAGGGAGAATAGTGCAGATCATCCATTCGGGCCTATTGAACTTTGGGGAGAATCCTAAGATACTACAATCGCGATCACTAATACGACTAAAGATCCTATGAACATCCTCTGCATACAATACCATTTTCTTCAGCTCGTTGTTATCTACATCAATATCCTTCCACTCCATCACAACTTTGACGATGGGATCCCTATAGATTTTGTCGGGCTGTTTGGCACCACAACCTTCAGTATTCTCCTGGCCACACCTTTTGACTTTGGAACATAACTTGTACATGAGCTCCCATTTCTTTTGGCGCGAGAACTTTTTATTCAAAATACCCTTCACTTCATCACTATCTGGGTCCACTAGCAGCTTGGAGCACCTGAAACACACACATTTTAACAGCTTCTTGACAATATCAAAGAACTGGATATAAAACACGGGCTTTGCTAATACGATATGACCAAAATGTCCTGGACAAAAGGTATTCTTCTGATGGCATGTCTGACAGATCTTGTTGTTGTCTAAGACACCCATCCTAGCATCAAAGAGGCCACTGACAACAGGCTCATTGCTGACGAAAGTATCAGTTTTGAAGATCTCCGCAACAGAAGTTCGCTTGATCTCATCTGGACTGAGGATACAAAATCTGATACCCTTTATACTCTCAATATCGTTGTCATAGGATAGCTCCTTGTAAATGGACATTTTATTATTACCAGATAATTTTTTATACTACTTCATGTTTAAGTAGTAATATGAAATCAATTTTTCTTGGTTTTTAAATGTTGTGGTACTTACGGTGTACTTTGTATTAAGTTTTTATATGAGTGCGCAATCTAATCATGTAGGCAGGGTTGGGTGCGAAATTCCATTTCCAACCCGAGTGCGCACCCATCTCTGCATGTAGGTGTAAAATAATAAAACAAACTACGCTAAGTTGTAACACAGTTTCTTTATTCAACATGAAAGTTTTCTAACATAGTTCTCATGATTGTAATGTTGTTTTTCAAAGATGCTAAATTGACATCTTCAATATTATATTTTAAAATCTGTTCGATATGTTTTGATTTTGTTACATTCGTTTTTTGTTCAACGAATTTACAAGATTTTTTATGCCAGTATTTGCTTTGGGCGGTCTTGTACTTTTGCTTACAGTATTCACACTCATACTTGTTATCTTTAGCATATAAAGCCTTTGCTAGCTCTTCACAAGATGTGTCAGATTTGACAGGTTGACATTGATTCTTGCGAAAATAATGTTTATACAGATCACATTTATTTTTAGCAACATAATCACATCTAGCACATTCAAACAACATTTTATACTAGTTTACTGGTATACTATGAACTATCTTATTTGAAATCAAATTTTTTACATTTATTGTATTGTCAGTATATGACAAGGCGAAAGGTGTTATATTGTTGTCCTCACAATAGTACACAACAGTTTCATGCAGTCTATTGCCATATTTACCAAATAAATATAAGTGTAGCTCTTGTTTTGGCTCTTCTTTATTATAGCATATCAACTGACCAATACCATATTTACAGCGCCGCCATTCTTTTATTTCTGCATGCAAAACATCATTGGTTATATCCGTTATACCATACTTTAACTTTTTGTGTGTACCTCCTAAAACACCTTCTAAAGCTTTTTGATAAAAGGCTTCATCCACTTTATTATGTGTTGTCTTTGGAGTCCGGGCTTCATTCACGTTATTATGTGTTGTCTTTGGAGTCTGGACTTTATCTTTTACAAGACCTTTTTGCAGTTTGCGATACATCTTATATATAGTTTTGTTATTGATTTTCCCGGCTCGTTTACTTATTATATAATCTATTTCAGCTTCCACCTCATCTATCATTTTGAGTATTATATCAACTTCACCCTGCAGTAGTTTTTTTTCCTCCTTTGACAAAAGGCTTATTTTTTTATTATATATTTTATCCCATTCAACATCATAATGCTTCAACTGCTCTTGCATCTCTTGCATTGAGATGTCTTGAATATTTGGCATACATGCCGTCTCACTTGAAACATGTTCTTTATAGTTAGGGTAATATTTACAATCCTTACCGCAACGGGGACACACTGATGGTATATTCATTCACTCAAGTATTCATTGAAAGTCATCTATATGAAAGCTTTCAAATTTTGTTTTATATTAGCTTGGTGATATGGTTTACGATATGCATTTTGAATGACTCATCCATCTGGAATACCTCCATTACTCTTTTATTGAGTTCAACTATATTCTTACGAGAATTACGCTTTATAATATCATAAACTTGCTTCTTTATCCTATTACTTTCAGAAAGCTTTATGTCATCTTTCAACGATTTATATTTCGAATAATATCTTTCTTGTAGATCATAACCAGTGTTTGAATCACCCAAAATATCTGCATCGGAACTGTCCATAACAAATGGGGTAATATCGAAACAACACAAGAATCTATAATACTGCATCAAGTGTTCAGTGTTCTTTTGTTTGTCATAGACAGAATCACCGTGAATTTTGCGAAGTAGGTATATTTCATATGCATTTAGAAAATACGCCTGTATCTTTTCTATTAGATGCTTAGTCCCAGACGCTAATAAAAACCCTTTCCATTCACCACAAGAGAACATATTCAATTTGTTCAAGTCTTCTTCGTATATTATATTAAGAACTTCAGTATCTTCGATACGAGTGATCTTGTCTACCACCTCAAAGAAATCGTCCATTGTCATCGAAAAGTTTTTACATTTGTTTTTATTCAGCTTATTGCTTTGCGCACAATATGCATCTTCTAAACTATCATCAATATCAACAAGATCAATATTCTTATAATTATTGAACTTTGTCAATATGTCAATTGGGTTGATGTTTGTCATAAAGTTTTGCATTAGATTGTAGTTGTTGATCGTGGTGTTTATTAATTTACTAGAATTATCTGGTGCACTGGGATTTGGGATAATATAAACTCTATTATCCAGTATATGCTGTTTTATTTCGTCCGTAAGTTCTAAAGTATTTCTTTGACCAGGACAAGTCTTCTTCAAGTTGTAAAGATGTCTCTCCATACAAAAACGTTTCTTTGTCTTATACCCACACCTGGGACATAAATAATCGTCTCTTACCATTTTTTATTACCATATCATGGTGTCCTTAAGTATTTGGTAAAATATTGTGAAAAAAAGTGCATTTTAGGTGCCAGGTGGTAACAAAAAGTTTTCATGTTTTTAAAGAAAAATTAAAAATCAAGACGTATTACAGTAATGGTATAACAATTGTGTTAGCCACCAGTCTGTTGGGGGGGGGTCAAAAAAAATTTCATCAACCAAGCAGAATGGGAAGGGTCTCTGAAATTCAGGCCAAATAAAATGGCCGGCCTCCCACAGTCTGTTGATAATTGACATTTGATAATATTCAAAGACCATTTTGTGGTCTTTTACAATGAAAGTGTTTTTAAAATATTTGAATATTCCAATATTTGCAGTCTACTGTAAAGTAATTTTATTTATCAAAGCAACACCATTTAATAGTGTTCTACATACAAATAATAATATACTACTTAAAAACACCATACAAGCATAATACTTATGACCATAAACATATTATAACATAAATGACTGACCTAATCAATGACGCCGGTACCCAGACAGACTGCATACCCCATATCACAATAGTAAACCCTCAAATTGTCAGTTTCACAACAGCAGCAAATGCACTCCCACCTTGCAATATGTTATATTTACCTTTCAAAGATACTACTGAGAACATAAAACACAAAAGATCACGTTATGATGACGATGACGATGACCCAGACTATGATGATGAAGATGATACCTACAGCGACTCCTACAGTGATTCTTACAAGGACTACCACCGTACTACCCGTAATAACAAAAAGCCACAATACTATGGCGAGGAGAAGGAATATTACAGCAAGCTACCTAAAAAGGAGAAAGATATCATAGATGCCGCAGAAAAAAGCATTGATCTCGGCAATTCTCATATGGTTCCTCTGCGATTCAAGATATTACAATCTGCAATGGACCAAAAACAAAAGTCTTATGCTATTGAAAAACTACATACTTTATATAAAACATGCCCAACTTCTGGAGAGTATAGTAAGCTCTATAACTATATTGAATCTCTCTGCAAGATTCCCATTGGTCGTTATCAGAACTTGCCATGCAATAAAGACTCCGATATACATACTATATCTACTTTCTTGACATCAACAAGAGACCGCCTTAACTCTTCAGTGTTTGGACATGATGAATGCAAAGACCAAATTATCAGGCTCTTGGCTCAATGGATCTCTAACCCTAAATCTACTGGTCTTGTCATTGGTATAGAGGGTCCAATGGGTGTTGGTAAATGTCATGCCAAGGACACACCAATTATAATGTACGATGGCAGTATCAAGATGGTTCAAGATATTGCTGTAGGTGATATACTTATGGGTGATGATTCTACACCACGACATGTCCTTACACTTGGCAGAGGAACAAGCGATATGTACAAAGTGATTGATATGGATAATAATGAAAGTTACACAGTAAATGCCGATCATATATTATGCCTTTGTGATACTAGTCTAGATACATACTTTGAGATATCTGTGAAAGAGTACTTGGCACTGCCCCTTGACGAACAAAAGAAGTACCGTGGCTACAGACCACAATGTATCTACTTTGATGAAGGCCGTGATATACCAGATGCATATGATCTTGCTTACAACATGTCCCCGACCCACGACATACTGACATCATCACGCAAATCTCGTCAAGAATACTTAGCTGGTATTATTGATTATGCTGCCTTTCAAGTTGATAACCATTATATCATGTACTTTGAAAATAATGTGTATAACAGACAACTATGTGATCATATAAAATTCCTAGCAAGATCATTAGGTATAGGAGCATATACAAAATTGGAAACAAAAGAAGAATACGAGGAACGCCTGGCAACACACCATAGGTTCTTAGAAAGTGGTATAGAAGTAGGTAGAACCATTCATAAAAATCAAATGAAACTATTTATTTATGGCGAGCGCAACAAGAAACTAATTAGCAGCACGCATGCACCTTATTATAACATATCTATTGAGAGCGTAGGCCCTGGAGAATATTTCGGGTTTACTTTGGATGGAAATCATAGGTATATCATGGGCGATTTTACTGTTACCCATAATACCACCCTTGTAAAAGAAGGTATATGCAAAGCACTGGGACTCCCCTTTGGCTTTGTACCACTTGGTGGGGTGAGTGATGGGAGTTACCTCGTGGGACACTCATATACATACGAAGGATCACGATGGGGCCGTATAATTGAGATACTGATGGAATGTGGTTGTATGAATCCAATATTGTTCTTTGATGAATTGGACAAAGTAAGCAATACGAGATATGGAGAGGAAATAAAAAACATACTTATACATCTGACAGACTTTGCCCAGAACGCCAACTTCAATGACAAGTATTTTTCAGATATTCAATTGGACTTATCACGATGCTTGATGATATTTTCATATAATGACAGTGAGGCGGTCAGCCCAATCTTGCGTGATAGAATGGTGACCATCAAGGCAAGTGGCTACAATACAAATGATAAAGTACATATAGTTGAGCAACATATGCTACGGGAGCTTTTTGACAAGTACAGTTTCAAAGATGGTGATATAGTATTTTCCAAGGAAGTCATTCAATATATCATCACAAAGACAGAGGAAGAACAAGGTGTCAGGAACTTGAAGAGGTCGTTGGAGAGTATCATCAGCCAAATCAACTTGGCACGACTGATAAAGAAAGATATTAAATTGAAAGATGGGGTGATACAACTACCATACAAGGTATCTAAAAAGGATGTAGATACTTTGATAATAAAAAATAAATTTGACGACAATGTATCTAGGAGTATGATGTATATATAAATACAACTATGTGGGATTTACAAAAGTAAACTTTGGGGCACCTTCGCGCTTTAGCTTTTCTTTGATGAATGAACTCAAATCATTTGGCATAATAATTTTGATGCCACGTACATCCACACCATTTGACCCATTGGTGGTCGGTGTTTCCTGTGCTGTTTGCAATTGTAAGAGATTCGTTAATATACCAGCGTCAACATCAGCTGTTTTGTTGATAGTATGTCGCTTCATGCGCATTATTCTTGCTGTATCAGCAGTATCGATGAAGACAAAGTTGTCATCCATTTCTGTAACGTTTATGGCTTTTGTTGTATGTTTAGGGATAGTATAATCATCAATTTTTAAATTACTCATTGGTAACTTTGCAAAGTATTCAACAGGATCCATTCCTTTAGTAGACGACCCTTGATCGCGACCACCTTTCATAACTTTAGGAAGCTTTTCAACTCCTTCCCTCATCATTTGCTCATTAATTTTACGTTTCACATGTTCTTTTATTGGTACCAATGTTTCTTCAGGTTTCTTCTTAAACTGTGTGAAATTCTTATTTACCTCAAATTCATCATCGTCTATCTCAAACCTTTTCCTCTTCAAATCATTATATTCTTTTAGTCCTACCGTAGCTTTAGGTTCGGGATTATTCCATTCTTTCAACTTTTCCAGTCCCTTATTAAACAAACAAATCTCTGCATGAAACCTACCACCGTGCCAACATGATTCAACAGGTCGCCCAATATATCCATCTATATGAACTTTATTACTTTCTTCTCCAGACTCATCAAATATATATTCAATAAACTTACCAAGTTCAGTATCACATTGTGTCTCACTAAATCTCTGACCTTTTATAACAAAGTTGGGTTTGCAATGGTCTTCAAAGTTAGACTCATATATGTCTTTCTTTGTTTCAGGAATTTCCTGTTCAACAAACATGTCATAGACCTCTTTTTGCACTACAACATTTATTACACCCAATGTTGTTAATGCACGTAATAGATGTTTGTACATGTTGTTACTTGTACTAATATCTATTTCTTGCAACTTAGATAAGGATGTTATATCATATAGATATAGTAATTGCTCAGTAAATACTTTGACAAACACTGGGTCTGTTATCTCTAAAAGGTTCAGGTGTTGACCATCATTAACTGTAAACTTATAAACAGAACCAACCTTATCATTAGTATACCTACCCACTTCTGTAGGTGTTGAGTATAATATTGCAGTTTGTCGAGACCCGAACCATTGTGGTGATGTTTTTGTAGTATCCAGTGATTTACCATCAATTCCTTTATACAGCTCACCGTTCCATTTTATTAATGTTAATGTGTTTGATACTACTGGTTTCACCTGAAGCTCTGGAACTATTATTTCTTTTACTTGTTTAGTTTCTCCTATATCATACCCTAAAAACCCCTCTCGCATTATCGGTAAATCTAATATACCTGCAGCATATGTATCTTGTTCAATAATAATTTTTTCCTTATATTTGTACTCACTATCTTTTGTCACCTCACCGTCAATTTTATAGGACTCTTTAAAGTAAAAGTCTATTGCGTATAAGTATATATCAAATAGTACAGCTGGCTTGTTATCTTTTGCTGTTCTCTCTGGTATGATAGTTAATCTTTTTTGAAATGGTAAAAATCCTTTTTTAACATCTTCTGGTGTATAAAACTTAATGCCAAATTTTCTTATAATTTGCGCTTCAATATTGCTAGCAGTATTTAATGGTGATAAATATGTATTATATATGGCCTCATAATGTTCATGCAACCATGCGAGGACAGTTTCAAGATAATCATACCAAAATAAATGCAAGAAACTCAAGAACTTGAATGGGTCATTACTAGCTCCTTTACACAATATAATTTTTGTGTCTATATCAGATGTCACCAACCTATTATCAATGGGCATATTTAAATTGAAAGCTTCTCCACCACTTATTACTGCTGTAGCATAATTGCCCATTTTTTCATTTAGCTTACTAATTGCTTGGTATATTATAGGGCGCAGTATGTTTGTAATTGCTGTCAAGATTGCTTCATTCCAGTTCAGCTCAATTTGTTTCAATGCCTCTTGTTTAAATTTATCACTCTTTAGGTGTTCGTCTATAGTATTAGATATTGTATTATATTCTTCAATACTGAACTTGCTAATATAAATACCCTCTTCCTTTTTGATTTCTTGTTCTAGATTTAGGTTTTCATCATTTTCATGAAAAATCACTTTGCTTGTGAAATATGTAGTGGTATCTGTATACATATTATTTAAATTAATATCAGCTTGTTCACCCATTCGGTTTAATTTATCTAAAGAAATAATAAATGTCAAAAACATCAACGGTCATAATACATCATGCCTCACCTAAGTATATTATTGGTGATATTTTTGAAATGACCTTTCTAGGTTTGAGACCAGGAAAAAAGGAAAAAGATGTGGAACGTATTAAGAAACTGGCTACGACGTTTCCAGAAGTTATTGACATGATGATAAGTATTGATACACATCTATCATCCTATTTGGAAAATATAGGTATAAAGGTATCTATACCTTCAGCACCATTGATAAGTTATGCTCATGCATCTAAACCTGAAGTTCCTTGTGAGTTCGAAGTACTAAAATCAAGAAAACCAAAAATAAATATTTTTCCAGTTGATAATGTGACACTAATGAAGATTTCAAAAGTTTTACCTTTGATTTATGACCCACTGATTGAACACATTTTATTTAAAAAAGATGTGTTCAACCCTAAACCAAATAACACAGAAGAACCATTACAGTACTTCACAAATATTGAGAACATTTTACTTGAAACCAATTATTATAAACAAAATAAAACTGCAGAAGAGCAAGTTGTATCATACGCTGATAGTAAAATAATGTTGATTAATAATGATACAAGCAATGCAGAATATTGTTTTAACAAACTAACTGAATACATAGAAATGATTTTAAAGACTCCTACAGAATACTGGGGTTTTTTTATTGGCAGAATGGTGTATGAATATAGAAAGGTTTTGTATAAGCAGGAAATGGGGAGGACAAAATCACAAGTGATAGCAAATTTTCAACCAGCGCCCCTCATTCTTGTCCATATCATCCAAATGATTTGCAGTGGCATTGAATATAATGTACCATACGGTAAGAAATATGACAAGCTACAAGAAAGTGTTTCAAAATTCATGAAAACATTGAAAAAACTAGAAATAGAATGCTACAAGTATCAGACAATGAGTGCAACCAATCCATCCCAAGCTTGACCTATAAATGACGAGAAAGGTGATGGTGATCAATAAGCATAGCATAAATCCTCCTTGAAAGACTCCCCATAGCCTTCTCATTTGATGGCGTCAGCGATAATAACCATGATGCTATCTTGTGCTCCACGCTATCTACATCTATGATTTTCTCTTGGCACGAGTGTGATATCAACATCTTATATAAAACACGTGCATAATATACTATCACCTCATTTATAGTGCTCTTAGTATCACATACAGTCCATTTATCATTTTTGTATACACATAATGTCTTGGCCTTGATTCTATGTATGTATATGTTATGGTTCTCTTTATGGTTCTCATTGAAATATATACGTTTTATTAGATCAACCAAGCCATTATCAAGCCGGCGATAACAAGATACATAATCTTCATCATTTATATAAGTAAGATCCTCTTTCAAGAAATTGTTTGTAATATTATCCTCCTTGCTGTTAGTATACTTATTATACTTACATTTGTGTTTATGGCGTGTCAGGTTGGATGGGCTGCTAAAGGTCTTATTGCACCACGGGCATTTTGTATCACATGATGTATCTACATTCACTATATCTAAAAGACTATCAACCGATTCGTTGCTATATATTGCTTGACAAGCCTTCTTGTTTTGCAAATGCCTTACGTAGTTTGCTTTGTAACATGTAGTATAATGACACCTACTACATACATAATCTTTCATTTTTAATATTAAATAATATAAACTTATATCTAATACTCTGCATTATCATTCAGTTTGCAACCAGATTTATTATTATTACCACGCGATCCAATGAAGTTTTGTTGTTTATCCGTCATACATACACAACCTCCACTGCAAGAATATGTGGATGGACAGCACGAAGGGTCACACTTGTTAAATGCCAGAGCAAACATTGACCTTGGTGTGGTACCCGTTCCATCAACGGTTGGCAAAGATTCATGATTATCGAATTCTACAGCAGTTAGCGGACCATCAGGCAAGGTATTCCCTTGGTACACAACGAGCTTGTTGGGAGACAGAAGCTCAGTATTATTAAACTTCTCTTTTCCTGCTGCACTCTCTTTTCCCCCGGCCATCCCAAACATCTGCATGTTATGAGAGAAAAATAGGAAAAGCAAACCGGCTACAATAGACAAAAACAAGGCCACCATGATTATGCAGAAACTGGAAGATTGCGAAGATTGCAATGATTTACGAGCCATCGTATGTATATACTTAATTATGAGAAATTTATCTGTTTTTTGAAGGCCTCCAATGTGACAATGGGAATACCTAATTCCTTTGCCTTTTCAGCCTTTGAGGACTCTTTGGCCCCCATATCCTTAACAACAACCACCGTAGTTTTCTTGCTCACTCCACTACCCACCACCCCACCATTCCTTGTCACATACTCCTCTACTTCTTTGTTTCTAAATCCCGTAAAGACAACAACAATTCCTGCCAAACTTGCAGCAAGGGAATAATCATCGTCTGGCGCAAATGTACATACAAGCTTATTGGTATCAATAAACTTGAAATATGCTGGTAGATTATCTCTAAATAAGCTTGCAGTTTTCACCTCGATTCCTTTGATAGCTACAAGTTCGGCTATAGTAGGTATGTAACGATCCTTAATAATACCTGGAAACTCGTGGATTATAACCTCGAGTTTCTTTCTGCCCATTCCCCTTCCTAGCGTATTGGATGCATCCATCATTGTAATACAATCTACCTCCGCAATTCTCTCGCTCATGGCCTTGACGAAGTTCTCTGCCGACTTTTGTTTGAAGCCATCAATCTTCAAAAGATCATCAATGGTAATACCAACAATACTGCTGACGGTCTTATAACCAGCATTGTAAACCTTAGCAATAGTCGCCCCACTGATACCTTTGATATCAATCTTATCAAAGAAGTACTGCAGGTTCTTTAGTATAACCTCTTCGTTCTCGTGTTTACCTTTGACAAATATATCTACACCAGACTCGGTCCATTCATATTCCCCCTCGGGCATTTGAGGTTTTCCTGATGCGGAAGGTGACAAAGTTTCAAGGATATATGGAATCACATCCCCACTTCTAATGATTACCACACGACTGCCAGGGCCAAGCTTATTATCTTGTATATACTTTGCATTGAAACCACTGGCTTTTTGAATAGATACACCAGATAGCTGAACAGCTGGAAAGGTGACAACAGGAATATAGAAGCCGTCTTTGGATATATTCCACTCCACTTTGCTCACTATAACTTCAGCTTTTTCCAGTGTCTGGATGCTCTTGAAAGCAAAGGCATGCTTTGGGTTTTCCTTATTGATTCGCTCATGTACTGCATTATGATATACCACAATGCCATCCACTTCAAATTCACTCTTTTCCCGCCTCTCTAACAGAATCTTTGATAAATGGGATGTCGTCAAATCATCTTCTTTCAACTGTATATTATGAACTACTTTAAATCCCATTTTCTTCAGGTATTCAAGCTGTTGTGCAGGCTGCATAATAGGCTCAATAAGCTCATACGCTACGAATTGTATGTACTTGGCCACAGTCATATCAGGTACCTTGGCATTTAAGATACCTGCTACCGTGTTTCGGGCATTTGCACCTTTGTTTACCAAATGCGCCGCGAAATCCTTCTTGGAGATGATGAATTCACCACGGACAGCCAGAGACCCAACAACGCCAGTAGGGATATGTTGGATGAACGGCAACAAGTGACTAATATCCTGACCAACTTCACCATCTCCTCGTGTATATATCTTATTATCAACCAAAAGCCCAGAATTTCCATCCAACTTATCACTGACGACATATGATATCTTATATTCCTTCTTGAATTTCTCTAATACCTTTTCATCACTTTTTATCTTGTCCAAACTCCCCATATAGTATGGTAATTTGGCTTTCTTACCGTGACCAGCAGCTGCACCGATACTTTTCAATATAGGATGATCTGGATTGATGCTTGCCAGATAATCTTTGATGGTATCAAACATATCGTCTGTGAACACTGGTTTCCCTTCTGAATGGTAAGCATAATTGGCCTTTTGTATAATGAAGGCGATATCATCCTGGCTCAGTGTTTTTAGAACTGCTAACGGGTCCTTGTTTATTTTCTGAATCAATGCTTTTGTAAGTGATTTGATATTCTTTTTGTTCTCCATTTTGATTCCTATATAAGTTATATAAACAAATCTTATATAATAATGTTTGCGAGATTTTGGCTGTTCTTTCTGATAGATCTGTATAACTATATTGTCAATTTTTTATCGTATATTTGGAATATAAACAAGCATATAAGAAGATACATATTGGATGATCAGGTTGTGTTTGTAGGTGCAGTGAGCAAGGACTGCCAATTCACTGTGATACTAGACTTTGAGAGAGAAAACATACTGATGTTGATATATTACATATTTATGAAAACATATCCATACGCTAGTATAATAGTACCCAATGATATAAAGTATTATGTCTTTAGATATCAGAAAAATAAAAAAGTACATACATACTTGCAAAGCGCTACCAATTCATTACTCCCACCGGTTTTAAGCTACTCACAAGAAAGGAAGAAGCTCGATTTGATGTATGCATTCCTACATATCAATGGAAACCCAATATATGTACTTGATATCATAGAAGGTATTATGATGGAAAAGGAGAGTATTCAAGTAACAGTTCAAGAACTTGCCCTTATAGTACAGGCCATTTATAAACCCAAAGATGTAGCTACATTAGCCCCAAATTTAAAGCTCCATATTTGTGATATGAATACCATGACAGAACAAATATTTAAAGCGAATGATGTTATAAGTATATAAGTCTATATAAGGATGAGCGAAGACATATTCTTAAACGATGTATGGACATTGTATTTCCATGATCCCAATGATATGAATTGGACGCATTCCAGCTATGTGAATCTAGGGAATATAAGTACGGTGGACGACTTTTGGAATCATGCGACACAGTTTAAAGATCATATTCACAAGGGTATGTTCTTCTTGATGCGGGAGCATGTTTTTCCATGTTGGGATGACCAAGCTAACTTGAATGGCGGGTGTTTCTCAATAAAGATCCTGAAAGACGATATGCCCATGTTTTGGGAGGATTTGTGCGTCAAGTTGCTTGGTGAAACCCTGTTAAATAAAGAACATGCAGATAAATGGGATATTGTCAATGGTATATCTACAAGTCCAAAAAAACATTTCTGTATCATCAAGATTTGGCTGAAATCATTAGACTTTACGGATAAACAGTGTTTCGATTTGTTGCCCAATTACTATGGCGATATCTTGTTCAAGTCCAATATCGAGAGTATTAATAATGATACGAATAAGGTCTAATCCTAGCTATCAATATTGCTTGTTGGTGCAAGGGCGAGCTTGATTTCACCCAGGGATGCAACTGTGTATTTAACTAGCAGGGGGTAGTCATTCTTCAGGTGCAACTCCACAGTACTACAGAGGTTGGTACATTTGGTGAATAATACAAGGTACTTGAGGTTGAATATTCCTTGCACGATTTCGCCACTGTTCTTGGAGGATATAGCATTACCATTTTCGTTATCGGCAATAATTGTTTCTTGATAGCAGAAATCCCCTTTACATGACAGAATGAGCTGCGTATCTATGTTTTTAATTTCTACAAAATCTGCAATATTATTCATATCCCTGCAGATTTTCTGAAAGTCGATGGATGGCAGGTTGATCACAGAGTTGAAATCTGCATCATCTATGGATATCTTGGGGTTATCAAGGTCCATCAGGTTGAGCTTGTACGTAGTCTTGGTGTTCTTCTCCCCGTTCTCAATCTTTATACTCAGATGATTCATATCTTCTGAGTCGATAAACAAGGTGAGTATATCGTTGCTATTGATAGCTCTTATGAGCTTGTAGAGGTTCAGCATATTCACACCAATGACGATCTTGCTTTCGCAAAAGTAATGCTCAAACTTGCATGCTTCTAGCTTGAGATGTACGAGTACGACTTGGTGGTTATCCATAGATATGATCTTCATACCAGTTTCATCAAATTCAATGGATGTATCTGTCAAGAGTTCTTTCATTGCCTCTATCAGAATCTTGAAAGAGGATGATTGAACAGTGCGAACTTCGAGGCTGTATTTTGGTGTATTCATTGTTTTACGTTATAAAACTACTATTATACTTAAGTATGTTTGTTTCTATCATGATATATTTTCTCTTTTTCGTCTACAATCTTTCTGATTTCGTCAAAGACTTCGTCAGGGGCTTTATAGTATTCTTTTTCTTTCAAATTAGATAGCTGCATGATTGTTTTCAGTATATCATTCGAGTTTTCATACAGGCATCTTTCTATCAAAAGGTCATCATCAACATCAGTTTGCTTCTTGATGATATCTATGTTATTTTGCATATTTTCAATACATGGAGGTATTATTCTGGCAATCTAAACCACTTAAATATATGGATGAACATATAGGGAAATGGACATAACAGATATCCCATTATTTTTTGAGAATGTTGGAATGAAAGTAAATGCTATTGTGACTTCATTGCAGACAAATGTAGATACATTGCAAAAAGAGTTAAACATATTGAAGACAGTTAATAAGGGTCTTTCTGAGGATTTGCAAACAGCACTATTTAGGGTTGTGGAGCTAGAAAAAGATAACCGGAACTTGATCAATAAGATAGATGGCTTAGAAGAAGATAGGAAGAACTTTTCTAGGGTGTCACAGATTATAGCGATGGAAAAGGAGAACTCACGATTGAAGACGGAGATAGATACCCTCAATAGCAAACTGCAGAGGATGATGGATGCTACCAAGAAACAAAAGACCATACTGCCAGAAACCAAAGAGGAGGAATGCAACGATGAAGTTCCGCAGCCAGACCTGTCGCAACCAAACTTGTTGCAACCAACAATACTGCAAGCCGATAGTGAGCTAGCATCGCAGACTGAACAATCTTTGAAAATAAAAAAGATAAAGGGTAGAAACTATTATGTGTCGGAAGATAATATTATATACGAATATATGGATGATGCCAGTGCGGGCAAAGCTCTGGGATGCATTGACAAAATAAATAACAAGTTGAAGGCCTCGTGGTACTAGGGTATTTTCAAGATATCGTCAAATTCATACTTGATTTTAGAGTCGCTTTTTCATTGATTATAGGCTTATTCCTTTTGAATATCATATTTTCCTTACATCTATTGATACGCTCGCTATCAATAGGTATATACTTCAGATCTGAATTCAACTCGTACTCATTGATCTCTTCGATCTGTTGTGTAAGGGATGTCATTGGAGGGAAGTTGATATTGACAATCTTGTTCGTGTTATTATAATTCCTAAAGTTTTTGATATCAAGGAAGCCACCAAAGGTTTTCAAAGTGAGCCTGTCAGGGGCCGGTTTTACAATACGACCATAGTTTATCTTTCTGCTCAGTAGGTTAATCAGATTATACCTCTCCCATATCTCATCCAACGACTCGGTGCTTTTGAAGTTGTACGCTGCAGCACATTCCAAGCTACAGAAACACCCATATACATCAAAATTACCATTACTGTAACTCACTGGAATACCAAATGGGGCGTTATCAAAGTTGTGACAGCACCAGTAGCAACATATGGATGTATTAGTGGGCCACTCATTGTTTTTGTTTTTCTCTTCAAAGTCCTTCAGTATATCCACCACCTTTAATCCATCATTCTTATTCATATCATGTACCGGGGTATCTTCTTTACTGAATGTTTCATTGTATTCCATAATGTTATACTGATCATTATTATAATTATACGCATGAGGATGCTCCGAACAATCGCTATCATTATCGTCTGGGACACTCAGGCGCACTATCACATTCTCATCATCTGATAGGCAACTGTTACTGGAAATAATAGGTGTATCATTGGTTGTATATACAGACTTTGGTTTGCGCCCTCGTTTCTTTTTCTCCTTTTCCGCACATGCGTCATTATCTGTATTATCAGTCTTTTTGATGATATGTTTGACTGTTTTCTTCATGGTATCAGGTACTGTATCAACTGGTTTCCTACCTCTTCTCTTGTGCAGAGGATCAGCAGCGTCCATTACAGATAATAATGTACTAAAGCTTTAAGTGATTTGTCAGATTCATTTTCATTTTTTGGCAGGGGATTTCCTGGCCTTTGTTCTCCCTATTACATCCTCTTCAACAATTACTTTGGGACTTTTCTTTGGTGTTTTCTTTGGTGTTTTCTTCTGTTTTTTGGCAGAAGTATTCTTCCCACCACTCTTTGCCTGCTCTTGAATTTGTTTGAGATTGGTCCATGCTTGCTCTGCACCTTGGATGGTACCTTCAAGACTCATTTGTGCTTGCTGCAGTCTGTTCACCTCCGCCGTCTTTCCATATTGGGAATAAATCTTCTTGAGCTTCTCCGTTTCCGCAAAGAAGGTCGTGTTGAGTTGGTCAATCTTACTGCGTGTGATATTCTCCAGGTAACTGATATCCTCGGTTTTAAGTGAGTTGCCGAGTTCCTTTTCATTCTTTTCAAACTCGTCCCTCAAAACCGTGAATATCTCTATGTAGTAGTTAAGAACCCGACTTATATCCACCATGGCTTCCAGGTTCTTGATATAGCCATTGGAAATCTGTTGATTGAACTTGGCTATCTCCTTGTACTTTGATATTTCCTCTCTGTATTGCTTGTTTGTTTTCACTATGCTGCCTTTCACACTCTCTATATCCGCAGGTATACCATTGACACTATTAACCTTGATACCAAATGTTGTTGGCGATGACTGACCTCTGAAAAAATCTCCCATTGTTTTTATACTATATACGAATATAAAATTAGTCTCTTCATCTAGTTACTGAATACAACACCTGCTAAACCACTGGAAATCTTCAAAAAGTTATAGTTAACTATATACATTGTCATATCATATTTGTATGTAGATATGATAGGGTTTATTAAGTTCATCATTACCTGTACTCTATTGATACGCGACATATTACAAGAGCCACTGGGTTGTGTCATATCCTCTGGCGATATACTGAAGCTATATACATATATACCATCCTTCATATTGGATGTATGATGTTGGTATGGTTGTATGTAATTGAAGTAAAAGGCATCCTTCTCGTCAATTCTATCTATACCATTAAAGATGACCTTTGCTGACTTGAGGATATGTGCGCCATCATCCGTAAAATCAAACCAATTGTTTCTCAAGTTCAAATCATTCCTTTTGAATACCCAAATAAACTCCTTGACGGGGTTTTGCAGCACCAATTCAAACATGTTGTTAGCAGCGAGGTTGTATCTATCAATCCTAAATGTCTGTTCGATGAGGTACTCATGGGAATTAAACGCTATAAATTCGCGCTCCTTATTGTCTACGAAGTAATAATTAACCTCCAAGTAGGCTTTGATATCCATCACTGTATCAGAAATCAGGTATCGTGCATTTTCGTTGTATATGAATTTGTCCATCATTTCATCCATAGCGTTCGTTGAAGGCGCACGATTGAACAGCTTGTACATATTAAACAATGGCCGAAGCTCTATCGTAATCTCACTTTCACTGTATTGCAGACATATGAGCGGTAACGAGGTACCAGAGTCTTTATTAAACCAGAATTGCAATGGTACATATATTTTGCGTGAGCGTATGGCAGGGGATGTAGTGGGATATGGTTTTTCTTTGTCTGGATAAACAAGTTCCTCGATATTGCCTATCATCTTGTTGTATATTTCTCGTTTTGCATTTTCCAGTGTCAACATGTTCATAAGATGTAGGTACTCTCCATACTGGCGGTCTATGAGCGACCCACCAACCGTGATATAATAGTTATCTATAATAGCTTCTCCTAGGTTTTCTATCCAACGGAACCCCTTATTATTTGGTAATATATCTGGGAGTTCAAAGACAAAGTATACCTGCTGAACAAGGTCACCATGGCGCTCTAGTTTCGCTTTGAATATGGTGTTGGTATATATATTAGCATCCGTACGTGATAGATTCACCCGGATACTTTCCATTGAAAAGTTCGAATGTGCTTTTCGTACTTTTTTAAAAAAAGTTATAGATGGATTTCCATTCAGCTTGATATTCTGACTTCCCCAAGCAAGAAGTTGTACGAGTCCTCCTGCCATTATTGTTATTATTATTATACCTTTAGTTTTTTAAATCCATTGTTGGAACATTGTCAACCTTAGTAATTATATACATCTACTTTATTCAAGGCGCTCAAAAAGGCAGGCTCAAATTGCCTCTTTTCAGATTCCTTTGTGGCTGCGTATGTTGGTGGCCCATTCAAGAATGTAGATTGTACATCACCCGATGTGACAGCATAGTTATAATAACGAACATGCCCCATCCTCATGAATTCATTGTAGGTATTAGAGTATGGCAAGAAGTTGATATCACCATCATTTTGGCGGAGAGAATCATTCTTCAACATATTGGGATTGGAGGAAGAATTCTCGGGCCAGTAAGCAGTGTCATTGACATAGAAGTCAAATTTAATACCATTCTCGTAGTTCTCTGCAAAGGAGTAGTTATCTTGGAAAACAAAGGTGAGTAGTGTCCAATTGATTGGTAGCAAGCTGAGAAGGTTCTTCCTAGCGCTGGGCTCCTTATCATTATCCATATTGATACGTATTTCCTTATGAATATCGTTCAATGTATTGAATCTGACAACGATTTCCTTATATGTGTTGCCAAAACCTATCATTGGGCATGCGATATACATATCAGGGGGAAGTTTCTTTGCCAGTGTATATTGGTTACCTGTTACCCCACCAGACTGCTTGTAATAGCCAACCGTATATTTGTTTTTATCACCCTTCAGTAATAAAACAAGGTTCTTAAAGTAATCATTATTGGGCTCATCGACCTTCAACCAGAACTGGTATGTAAAAGAAACACCAGTGCTCTGGTTGGCAGATCTAGCGATACGTTTGTAGTTTGTCACAAAAGGATTGATGGTATTAAAGCGGAGTCCTTGTAGGAAGGATGGACCAGCAAAGCCATCAACTATGGTTGTTATTTCTTTTTGTTTAATGACAAGGGATGGTTTGCTGATTAAAGCATCAATATTTAAAACTGCTAATGTTATGATATACATTATTAGTAAAAGAATCAGTGCAACTATGATTTGTATTGCTATATTCATCCATTTTGGTATTGCCATCTTTATGTTTAAATATTAAAAAGAAAATTATTGCACGACTTCATTCAACTTGTAAACAGGAGACCTGAAGCCATACTGTGATATACCAAACATGGAAAGAACACCCTTCACCAAGGGCCCATTGTAATAGCTTTGTTTGACCTCATTCATAGTGAGGGCGTAATTGAAGTACTCAACCTTTCCAAGATACCCATCAATAGTTATTCGGTTGCCAATGTTATTCTTGCCTAGGTAAAGATCGCCATCGGTTGTATCAATGATGAGGTTGTATGGGACGACCTTCCCAAGCCTATCAATATGTGGTTGACGAGCAGCTTTGAATTCATCAACACTCTTGACGCTGTATATTTCGCCATCCATGTACAGAGTAATTACTTTGTTATCAACGACGGCAGCAACATGCACCCATCTCTGCAGGGGAACATAATCAACAACCATGACAAGATGTAGGTTCTTGGATGTATCATCGAGCCTCTTATCCGTCATGAAATAGTTGTTAGTCAAAATACTGTCAAGGTTCTTATCTGCTATAGCGGATTCTGTAGTCTTGATCACGATATACAGCTTGTTGCTCAGTCCATCCATGAAAATGATGGGATTAGCACCCGATAGGTCTTCTGCGTTACCTCGGTACATGATCAACTTATGTAAAGGCAGATTGGTTGCAGAGTCCCGGCTTTGGTTGAACCTCTCCAGATACATCCAGAATGCATAAGTATACTCCCTACCCACGGAGGGCTTTGGCATATCACCGTTGGGGATTTGTATGGGGGATCCCAGTTGGTCCAGTTTGATGGGTTTGCTAGTCAAAACCTTCCCTTGCAAACTTGAGCTCTTCATAGCAAAGGTAATATAAAGAATTACAAAAACGAAAAGCAGCACAGTCACACCAATAATAATAATTAAGGGCATTTTACCGGATGCAGCTGCCTTCTTGGCTGCGTTCTTGGCTGCGTTACTTGCAGAATTGGCAATATTACCAACCTTTGTTGTCAGACTATTTGTTTTTGCGCCTAAATTGGTTGTCACCTTTGAAGCATTTGAAGACATTTTATTTATACCTTAGAAATTTAAATAATCATGAACTAGCAATACTTTCACATCTACTCTTGGCATAGGTCCAAGGTATGTACTTGTAATACATATGGTTGCTATATGTAGCCGATGGTACCGCTGGCTCTTTGAATAACAAGTTGCATTTATCAGCCATCTTTCTGATATTGGCATCTGTTTCGAGACCTCGTAGGGGGAACTTTTCATACAGTTGGGGTGTTCCTGTCAAATCTGAAGGCGGGGTTATAGGCTGGCCATTTATTTCAGCAGGGAAGATTTTAATGAGGAACCTTGTACCCGCTTCGTTTCTACCCATATATTCATTTAAGCAGTATTCTTTGGAGTCTATCAGCTGTTTCGTATAATAATCAGGGCACTCATCAAACTTGACTACATAGTTGGTAGTACCATCATTTTTCTTCTTTTCCACAATGACAATCTGGGCGATACAGTAACCGATGATAATAAAGATACCTATTTCAAAGGCGATGATGAAGTATATGAATTGCTTGCCAATATCAAAGAACAGAAGAATCAACAACATTAAACAAGCAATACCTGTGATGATTGTGAAGATCAATGTGTTGAAATAAGAAATGTTTTTATCACTGCTCATTTTACATTAAAGCAAGAAATAAATAGAATATCAAAACTTCTGTTCCAATACTTTGGTACCTTTTGCAGAGATGAATTCGCCTCTGTCCATGGGCACTGGTAATGCAGATATATCCTTCCTGTAATGTAGGTATATGTTGATCTCCTCCAGAATCTTTGGGACACAATACTCAAGGACCCTGCTGTTCAATTCCTTGACTTGCTCTGCAACACCATAAGGACGATGCTCCCCATATTGGAGGTATATTGAGCGCATGACGATGACAAGATCAGTTTCAGATTGCTTATCAATGACATGTTTCTTGCAGGAGTTCTTGTAAACAAGATACCTTATAGAGTCTTGGAGTATATCTATGTTTTGGCGGCTAAAGAATACATCGCTGAGTTCGTTCTTGCTATGTATACTTTTTATCGCTTCCTCACTTACATACTTATTTGTGTGTTGCTCCTTGAACATATTATACATATTGTAGTTATCATTTTGGATAGTATCTACTCTCCCATTCTGCGTGAACATTTTATCTCTTATTATAATAAAATGATAATATTTATCACAGATAAACAAGTCAGGAAGAATTTCAAGAAGTTCGGATGCAAGAATATTGATGCTGCGGTTGTTGAGCTGATCAACAAGACCCTATTCAACTTCGTCACCAAAAAAATGAAAAAGGTAACTGCGAAAAACAAGGCCTTGACGAGATTTGATGCCATACATTTCCAGAATGGCGGGCGCGTTCTATTCCCTTCGGAGTATTTCGGTGTGCCATCAAACCATTATGTAGCATCTCCAGCAAACAATGGTGTAGATATGTCAGTGAAGGATACCTGGATCAGACCCCCCATGGACTTGATGAGGCCTTTGGAAGGAGGTAAGGAACCATGTGTGTTCCAGGTTCCCTTGCAAGCTATCAAGAGTGCTGCTGCAGAGGTATCCTATTCCAAAGATATAGCATTGACCCTCTCTGCATATAAGGAGCTCCAAAGTCAATATGAAAAAATAATGACAGAGGTTGTTGAAAAGGTTGTGAAAGCAGCTGCCAAGAGTAAGACAGATATTATTAAGAAGGCTGATGTAAGTACTGTTTTATCTATGAAGAAGTTTGCTGTCTTGATTTAGGCGACTTGCCGTATTGACTTAAGCCTTCTTCAGTGTCTTTTTCTTCTCTTGCTTGTTGGTATCAAGGAATTTTGTGTAAGCCTTGGCAAACTCATCAAGCTCCTCTGACCACCATGTACCAATATCAATCCCAGAGATACGATTGTACTCTTCATCTGCCTTCTGTTTCTCATTCTCCAGCTCTTCTACCTTGTCAATCGTCAGATTGTAAATGGGGATTCTCAAGATATAATCATAGCTGTCGTTATGAAGCATGTATTCATTATCCACGAGGTATGCTTCCAGCTCATTTTTCTTCATCTTGTGGACGACCACATGCTCTGCTACCACTTCCTTAATGAACCTGATCTTGTTATCTAGCAACCTGATATCATACTGGAGCTCTTGGAGGATATGATCTTTCCTGCGCTGATAGTAACCCAACCTGATCTGATAGAACTCCCTAATAATATCAACAGGGGTATCATATTTTTGGATTTGGCACTTTTGGTTGAACAGGTACATATTGGTTGTCCCTAGGACTTTGCTGGATACCAACTTCAACTCATTCTCTAATTTCGTATAACCATTATCCTGGACGGTCAGATAGTCCATGCAAGTAGCTGCATTTGTGAAATGCAATGTAAACTTGATATTAGTTTCAGTATAGTGACTATCATAATTCTTGATATCCGGGCACTTTTCCATATAATCCTCGAGCATCTCCTTGAAAGACTGTGTCCACATACCGATAGGTAACTCTGTGATATCCACCTTGGTAGCCGCTGTTTTCACAAACGTACCCCGTGATACATACTTACCTTGATCATTCTTCTCAATGATCCCTTTGAAACCACGGTACCATGGTACGAGGTCGTGGCATATGTCCTCTTGGGCCAATAAGCTCTTGATAGTATTGATGATATCCAGGGGATTGTAACAGGGGATATTTGTACTGAACCCAGTACCGATACCAACAGCACCATTGACCAACACCATTGGGATGATGGGGATATAGTATTCAGGTTCAACAGATAACCCATCATCATTGAGGTATGTCAGCACTGCATTATCGGCTTTGTTGAAGATGGTCCCTGTGATATCTTCGAGTTGGGTAAAGATGTACCTGGGTGCACTGGCATCCTTGCCACCCAGCCTCCTTGTACCAAACTGACCGTTGGGCTTCAGCATATTGATATTATTGGACCCAACAAAGTTTTGCGCCATACCAATGATAGCGCTTTGCAGGCTCGCCTCCCCATGATGGTAAGCTGCATTCTCACTGACATATCCAGCTAACTGGGCTACTTTTATCTCCTTTGTCAGATTTTTCTTGAAGCAGGCAAAGAGAATCTTTCGCTGTGATACCTTGAGGCCATCACAAATATTGGGAATGGATCTTTCCACATCATAGTTGGAGAAATGGATGAGTTCCTTATCAACAAAGTCCTCAAAAGATACATCGCGTGCTGTATAATCAAGAATATTCTGTCTGTCGTAACCACCTAGCCAATCTTTGCGCTCATCCGCCTTTTTCTTATTGAAAGCCAAATCCAAGCGCTCATCAGAGGCTTCTCCATTATACAGATAGCTGATCATCTTTAAATCTTTGAAGTATTGCTTGGCTTCCTCTGAAGTGGAGGTACCCAAACCTTTGTAATATTTGATCTCCCAGCCCTTCCCCGCGTTGGTCTGTTGCAACCAGTTCTCATAGTCGGTCATGTTGTAAAACTCCAGGACTTGCTGGCCCTTTGTCGTCTTGATGATAGGTGTGAGCATAGAGGATAAGAATGTATTGCATTTGACGAGGGATGGCCACATACTGTGGAACATGTTAAAGAGAAGGCCTTTGATATGCGAGCCATCTGTATCTTGATCTGTGAGGATCATGATCTTCCCATAGCGCAGCTCATCCACCGTGCTATACTGCTTCCCTGTCTCCAGGCCCAAGATCTTCTTGAGATTGGATATCTCATCATTCTCTGCAATTTTCTTCAGTGTTTGGTCCTTCACATTCATCAGTTTCCCTTTGAGCGGGAAGACACCAAACCTATCCCGGCCAACCTCCGCCAATCCCGCGATAGCCATACTCGCAGCACTATCTCCCTCTGTTAGGATCAGTGTGCATTCCTTGCTCTTAGCGGTACCAGCCCAATTTGCATCTTCCAGCTTGGCCATGCCCCTGATGATATTGCGCTTCTTACCATCCGTCTTTGCCAGCTGCTTGTTGTTATGAATATTGGAAATCTCGAGGATTTTCTCAACAATCCCTGACTTGTACAACTTGTCGATGAACTTTTCGCTGATATCAGCCTTGCTCCCGAACTTGCTGATGGGGGTTGTCAGTGTTTCCTTGGATTGGCTGTCAAAAGCAGGATTCACAATCGTGGACTTGACAAAGAGAATAAGGTTGTCCTTGATAGCTTGGGGCTTGATGGTAACATCCTTTTTCTTCTTTTGGATGATCTCCGTGAGATCCTTCACAATCTGGTTCATGATGTAATCCACATGCTTACCGCCCCTAATGGTCCAGATGCCATTGACGAAAGATACCTGCTCAAACCCATTGAAATTGTTATAAGAGGCCACGATCTCCCAGCGATCATTGATCTTCTCAAAAACACGGGTATGTTGATCCTTACCTCCCAGATAGAGATCGACATACTTTTCAAAGGTTTTGTATTCAAGTTTGGTATCATTGAGATAAACAGTGATATCATTATCCGTGACTGCACATACATCGTACGCGCGCTTCACCATCATCTGGTACATATCATCTGTGAGGTTGGGCATACCAAAGCGGGTATAGTCGGGAAGGAACCTGATGGTGGTATAGGGTTTCTTGGTGAATTTGGTGATGGTAGGAGGCTCCTTGCTGGTCATATTATCGCAAAACCGCTGTTTGTAGTGGAGCTTGCGGCTGGCATCGACTGTTTCCACCTCAAACCATTGGCTGAAGATATTGGTGAGTTTGGCACCCAGACCATTGGTACCGCCTACGATACGTTCCTCGGTATCATCATAGTTGGTAGATGTCAAGAGGTAGCCAAAGATCATCTCTGGGATGTAGATAGCGTGCTCAGGATGCTCCACGATCTCAATACCATCACCATCATTGGTGACCTCAATGATTCCGGTATCTTTCGATATTGTGATCCTGATATTCTTGACCAGATTGATGGTGGCAGCCCCAGTCTCTGCCTTGAGCCCCTTGAGCCGTACGGCTTGGTCGATGGCATTCACGATAATCTCGTCATAGATCTTGAAGAGGCCCGGGATGTACTTGACAGTCTTCTTGATCATCTTGCCCTCGTCCACCACCCAAACATCACAGGCATCTACCTCAATGGAGCCAATATACATACCAGGTTTAGCCAGCACGTGTTCGTGTTGATCCATCTTTTTATATTTTTCTGATATGTCGCACTTTTTGGTATTTTGGGCCTTCATCGTGACTATTTTCTTGGGTGCCATGGCTCAATATATATGGTGTGTTTTCTTTAAATCTTTGTATCAATTTTTGTAATGAAAAAAGACCACTTAAGGAATACTTAAACTATATATGCAAGGAAAAAATTGAATTCCTTAAGTACATGGAGTCTCTTAACCATGGGAACGCATCTTTGAGGGATATGATCACCCCATACCGTATCAGCACTATCACAGCTACTGGCTCGGTGAACACCGAGATAAACCTGGATGTGTTTTATGAATCTTTGCAGATTTGTAGTGAAGATGCAAAGACGGGTGTTGTATATGTGGAATATGGCAAAAAGAAGGCGGATACCGTGTACAAGGGGTTTTCAAAGAAATTCCTTGTGAATAAAAGGAAGATCAAAAGTACATCGAAGCGTTTTGATAACCAAGTGACCATTGTTTACAAAAGGGAGGATACCTATCAAAATGAGACCATCAAGAACATGTTGAACATCAAGGTGTTCAAGAATGGTAATGTGCAGATTACTGGTATCAAGTACATAGATCAAGGTAGTCTGATGGTAGATGATATCATTACGATTTTGACTGCAACTGCACAGACTGATCCTAGTATTGTTGTGGATATTAATAATATGAAGAATATCAACTACAAAATACGTCTTATTAATAGCGATTTTAAGATCGGATTTCCTGTGAAGCGTGAGCTGTTATATAAGGTATTCGGTAAGCACTATGAACATGACTGTAGCTTCGAGCCATGTATATATCCAGGTGTCAAGATTCAATACTTTTATAATACGCGCAATTTTTATATGGATGGATTATGCAATTGCACGAACCATTGTGAAATTGGCAAGGGGTGTGGGACATTGGATGGGAAATGCAAAAAGATTACAATCGCAGTTTTTCAAAGCGGTTGTATTATAATAACGGGTGCTCAGAACCACGATCAGATCAAGGAGGCATACGCTTTCATATGCGATGTGCTTCTGAAGCACCAAGAGAGCGTTGAAAAGAAGATATTGGCCAATCCTGAGGTTAGTATCGTCAGAAAAAAGCATATGATCAATAAGCGAAATATTATAATGTAAAGTCGGGTTATTTATGTTTTTTTTGGCGTAATGTTCTCACTAGTTTTGCGAGATTCCTATTAATCTTACTCAACACAGTGACAATATTCTCATTTTTATCATTTACAAGATATTGAGATAACACAAGGAACAGAGGGTCGCTTGAGAGAAGCTGGCTTGTTGATGTACTATCACCACTGTCACTGACACTGCCACTGCCACCAGATTGAATTGATGATTCGCTTTCAGCATCGCTTTCATCATTACTATCGCTTTCACTAGATAGATCACTGCTATAACTACCACCTGTACTTTTACCTTCATCACCTTCACTTTGATCAGTTCCACCTTCATCAACTTCATCACCTTCACTTTGATCAGTTCCACCTTCATCATCTTCATCAACTTCATCAACTTCATCAACTTCATCAACTTCATCAACTTCATCACCTTCACTACCATAAGTTGGTTCTTCCTTTGGAAAAGTACCGCCTTCATGATCAAACTCAAACATACCACCCTTCTTGATATCTATTTCTTCATGTTCATCATCATACGTGTTCTTCATATTCCTGATATCAATAATTTTGACCTTCCCTCCTTTAGCACTCATTTTTATTATGATATAAGATATATTTATTGCAGAAGTCTTTCGCACCCAACCCTGCTTTCAAAAATATCTTATAAGTTATTAAATAGAATGAGGTGTACTGTACTATTTGATATGTTAGCAATCTTTTTTTTCACGTTTGTAATTGTGTATCTTCTCATGAACAGTAGCAACTTGCAGCAAGTAGATATATGTATGATTGGCGTATCGCTTGTCATCCTGTTTTATACCATATACATCAAATATGCCGGGACAGGCAGAATAAAAGAAACATTTGCAGAGGATACTACTAATACACCAACCATCAATGACTACAAACCAATTCTACTGGAGGAGGATCTCAATATTCTTGTACCGGTATGTAGTGTGTATATTACGGTATTCAATATAGAGTCCTACCCTGAGTCTGGCCAAGAATGGTACAATGTTGCCTACCAGAAACGCAAGGACTGTTTTAATATGGAGAACAAGGTATTTTCTTTCCAAACATTACCAGCCTATACGAGAAAGTCAGGGATATTGCTTGGTACCAATCGCCTCTTTGGTCCATATAGCAACATGTTGAATATCAGCCTGCAAAGTACATTCACTATCTTTATGGTATGTAAACATGGCGACTTTGTAGCAAATAATCCTCAGGAGATCGAGCTTCTAAAGCTTTATGCCAACAGCAATGATAACAATGGTTTGGCTTTTTTCATCAAAGCGCAATCGATAAATGTTGAAAATAATATTCAGTCTGGTAACCTGCTCCTGAAATTCACGGATACAGATACACCGGCGGAATGCAAACTTAATACCGTAGATACATCTTTCATCTTTGATAAAGCCAACCCTTCCTTCTACTTCATTGTTAAAGAGATGGACAAAATAAGAGTGCTGTATATGAATGGTGCCCTGTCAAAGATATACCAACTTGCATCTGTAAGTATAAAGGAAACAAATGCCACATTCAGTAACAAGGAAATGATAATTAATAGATTTTCTAATTGGAAAGGAAACATATACAACTTTGGTGTGATCAATGAAGCTATAGATGATTCCACTGTTACCAATATTCATCAACATATCTACAGCGAGTACCTGAAAGCCACTAGCGATGAATACATAGACTTGAGCAATAATTACAACAACATACTTGCCATACTCAACAAGTTCACACAGTGTCCTTTTGATGAAGATGTATGTAAGTCATGCAATATGATCAAATCATGGACAGATACACAACAAATTGTAGCTGCACCCCTTGAATGCAGAGACGCTATCAACAAGTACTGCACATTGTATCCTAAGCATCCTTTCTGTAGATGTTGGGACTCTACATACTATGGATACGCATCTGATTCTTGCAGGATGTTCAAGAATATATTCAATCCAAATGCCAAGATGTGTGATGATGTAACACCAGATGACTTGAGTTGTATCAAAAAGAAATACGACCTCATATTCAAAAACGAATGCCCTAAACAAGAGGTATCTAATGTCGCATGCTCCAAGGATCTCATCAAGAATCAATACAGCGATTATGACTATCAGAGACTCAAAGTCAATCCAGATTCTATTAGTGCCAATTTGAAGACTGTGAACTTCAAAGTTGATTCTCCTTACTTCCATGAACCAGTAGATGATTCTGATAAAAAGGCAACCATGAATTATTATTCAGAGAAGTACAGACCAACGAATACAAAGGGGGATGGTAAATACGTCATTGATCAACCATACAAGGATAAAAACAAGGATAAAAATGACACTGCAAATAACACCCCTAACACCAAAGCGGTTACAAAGACCAAAGAAGCCCCTGCGCCCGCACCAGCGCCCCCAAGCAAAGAAAAGGTCCTTGAAGACAGTCTTGCAAACTACTCTTACAAACCAATAAGAGTCGATAATAAAGAAAGAGAAGAAGCCCTATTCTCCGATGCACTCCATCCATATAGGGTCCCTAGTGATCTCACGAATGCTTATAAGACGGATGGTAATATTGATTTCGACTTGGGTAAAACCGATACCAGTACATCGCAAGAAACTGTCAAGACACAAGCTACGACAATCATGGATAGCTTAATGAGTTTCTTCTTACCAGCATAATAATAGAATCACATTGGCGGTTTGAGACCCCAGAAATTCTCCGCCATCTTATTTTCAGAAGGATAAGCCGAGTCCCTCAGGATCTGTTCTTGGGATCGCACCGGCATACCCCAACCCCATTTGTAAAACATAGCATCTTTC